GTAAAAAGTCTATTTTGTGCTCCGTAAACATAATCAGAAGCAACTTCTTTTGGGAAAGCGATAACTTTGTTTTGAGCAGACGAAAGAATGATGTCGATGTCGCCGTGATCAAAGATCATAAGATCACCCGAAAGGCTCTTTCGGATGTCCATTTCAAGGGTGACTAATTTTCTGTTGGCTTTGTTGCCAACTCTAATCGTTATCGCCATTATAAATTTCCTCAACTAATGACTGGGTTTTGAGAACAGTCATCAAAACATTTTCGTTGATGTCTGATTTAGCAAAAGACTTTAGTTTTTCAACAATCTGGTTTGTCTTATTGAGCATCTCTTCATCGTTCTTGATGGCATCAACATTGACAGCCTCAGCAAGTTTTGTTTTGAGGCGACCAATCTCTGTGTTAAGATACATTTTTAATTCTAAGCCATTATCAGAGAAAGAAGTAATGTACCTTGTAAGAAGATCTTTCTGCTCTTGAAGAAGTCCATTCTTATACTTGTCGTTGAACTTACTAACAAAGGTTCTGAAAGTAACATTATCGATAGCAGGTGTCTCAACATTCTGCGCTGTTGTGGTCATACCCTTTACAATCTCGCCCTCAAGAATAACTCTATTCTTCGGAGAAGTTTTAGTAGAAAACATTTGATCGATTGTAGCAAGAGCCTTGTAATTTGGAACAAAGTTGTTGAAGATCTCTGGTGTGAGTTCTTTGTTGATGTCGTGGATCAACTCGGTCTGCTGTTTGAACAATCCAGTTGGATCAATCATCATCTTTTGTCTGCGAGACTCATTGATTACCTTTTGTGAAGTATTCTCGTCAAGGCTTTGATTTTCATAAAGAGATCTATAGCATTCAAGATCTTGTCTCAATAAACTTTTAGAGTGAAAGTGTCTTTTGATAATAGAGATAGTTTTATCTCTTCTCTCAACATCTTCTTTGAGAACAGCAACTGTCGCTTCTCTTACTAATGCCTCATAAACAAAAGCAGTATTACGCTTTTTATTATGTCTAATTTTCATTCTTTTGCTCCACTAAAGTCTCTTTGTTGGTCTCTAAACCTTCCAAAAGAACACGCAAAGTACTATCAATCTCAAACAAACGAGACTCCTCTGTGCGCTCTCTTATGGTATAAATAGATTCATCTTGCTCATAAATACCTACATTGGCACCAATTGGGTTCGCAAGCGTGTTGATCTCGGAACCTGGGAGTACATTTCTAACTCCGGAACTTGCTTTCTGTGCTCCGCCAGCAGCCTTCATAGACCTGCTACGAGGACCACCACCAGAGCGTCTATCGTCGCGTTTAGGGTAATAGATTTTCTTACCCTTACTGTTTGGTCCTCCGTGAATTCTTGGAGCGTCACGAGAGCCAGGAGGTACTGCTAATAATGGAGACTCATCACCGCCGGCTGCTGGTTCTGCCGCCGGGGCTTCTCCTGGGGCTTCTGGTGCTAAATCAGTTGGTTCAATCTCTGCTGGACCTCCTGGTTCTGCGCCCAAGTCAGCACCAAGATCTGCACCTAAATCAGCACCGAGAGCACCACCAAGTTCTCCTCCGGCTGCTGCTGCTTGTTCAGCAACGGCTTGGAGGGCAGCATCATGCTTGCGATCATAATACATCTCGCGTTGATTGCGGATAAAGTCTTCGTGACCCATACCAAAGATGTGCTCCATAACCCAGCGACGAGAGAAGTAGCCTTCGGTAGCGGAAGCAGCAATGTCAAACTTCTGCTTCCAGTGCTCAATCTCTTGAAGTTCAGCAATCTTGGAAGGATTGTTTAGAGTAAGTTCAAAGTTCAAAAGGTCATCACCACGGAAGCCAAGAGTATAAAGATGAATAATGCCAATCTTTGTAAGTTCTGCGATAATAACACGCTGCAATCTTTGAATAGTTCTAGAAAAACGAATATCTTTCTGTGCCAATGTTGTCTTATCTTCTGTGGCACCCTCACCCATAGCCAAATAAGCCTGTGGGATCTTGAGGGCAGAGAATAACTTATCACGAAGATACTTGATATCGTCAATGGCAGTAATGTTTTGTGCTCCTGCAAGTGACTGAATGTCAGTAACAGAGCCAGCACGGACAGGAATAAAATAATCTTCTTCAATAGACATAGGGTTATAACGAAGATCAATCTGACCTGTACTTGGATCAACAACAGAATGACGCTTCAACTGCGTAACAATCTTTTGCATATACTGCTCAACATCCTGTGGAGGGATGGCACCAACATCAATCTTGAATACACGACGCTCGGAAGAACGAACAACACGATAAGCCATCATAGAGTCTTCCATAAGAGTCAACTGACGCCAAATACGACGAGCAGGCTCTAAAATAGAGGAGCCATATGGAATATGCTTGTCGTTTCCTAAAATGCGGAAATGACAAACCTGCCAGTTTTCAAAAGTCATACCAGCAGAGTTCCACTGATACTGAACATAGTTTGGGTTTGTGGAATCCTTGCCCTCTAATCTTTCAATCTCTTGCGGAGGAAGAGCAATAACAGACTTAACGCCGTACTTATCATCAATGTCTAAATACAAAAAGAAGTCTCCATACTTACACATTGTGCGAGACCAACCAAAAAGATTGTATTTAAGGTTGAGAACCTGATCAAAAAGAATGTTTAGTACTGCTCTGATCTCTTCGTTGCTGCATTTAATGTTGAGCATAGGACGAAGTTCAGAGTAAGTGGTCATCTCATCAGCATAAATGTCTAATGTAGAGGCAATCTCTGGTGTATATTCCATCTGATCAAAATCAACATAACGCTCTGTGCGTCGCTGATTAGCAACCGCGTCTGTAGCAACAACATCAAGAGGATTATAAACAGACTTTTTAAACTGTTGTCCAGAAGCGGACTTAAAGCGAGAACCAAACTTATCTAAATGCTGGCGACGAATACGACGACCAGACTGTGAACGATAGTTGATGATTGGTCCGGAGAACAACCTTGTAAGCGCTTTAAATAAATCCGATTGTGGATTTGCTGGGTTTCTTGCATTTCTTGCCATTTATTGTCTCACTTTATAATCCAACCAAATTGCTCATATGTTTTTTGTGCTTCGGTCTTTTGTTGCATAATGCTATCTTTTTTATAACCATGTTGTCCTTTGATTTGCGTATTCATGGTAGTTTTAGATGTTATAATTGCATTTGAAAAAGCCATTTGGTAATTTAGTTCTCTTGCATTTGCTTGAAGTGCAGTATCGCGGACCCAACAACAAATAGCAAGAGCCATGATTAAATCATCATGATAACCTTTCATGGCTTGTGGTTTGCCATGGCTCCAAATAAAAGTCTTGAATTCACTAACTACACGGGTAGAATATATCTTAATTAGTTTATTTCTTACAAACTCCTCTAATTTAGCAATGATAAGTGGTCTTGTCTTCATGCTAGTAGAGAAGCCCGGTACAGCAGAGTTATGAACTTCGGCTTGATGCTGTTCAATGTACTCGTGCGTGGACTTAATTGAATAATACAAATTAGGATAGTTATATTCTATCAGTTTATCGAGAACTGTGTAGCCAATATTATTATTTTCTACAACCAACATACAGTTTCCAAACTCTCGACCAACTTGATTTAGCATTTGTGCAAACATGTCTGGCGTAGGCTTACCTTGGTATTCTGCAATGATTTCAAGAGTTTCTAGTTTTAGTATGTGAAAAGTGGAATAGTCTTCACCATCACCGCGAGCAACATCTGCCACCATCAAATAGTTACAAGATGGATCAAATTCTTGCCACATCCAAATGTTTCTGTCAAAGCCGGTTCGGTATTTTGGTTCGCAAACATTTGTGAGTAGCCACTCCATGTCCTCTGAATCAATAACTGTGTCGCCAGAAGTATTGAAATTACATTCTAACTCCTGTGCGATTTGTCTGCGGGACATATTTTTAGTTTCTTTACGATACCACTCTTGATCTCTATCAGGATGAACATCCCAAGGCAAAACTGTTAAGTTAAAATTATTTGCTTTTGCCTCTGCGTCAGTACAAGTTTTATGAAACCAGTTGCCAACACCATTAGGAGTAGATAGGGCAATACATCGACCACCAGTAGACAGAGTAGGATACAAACCAGTCCAAAGTTCTTCTAGTCCTTCGATGTGTGCTGCCTCATCAAGGACCAACAAGGACAACGCCTCTGAACGACCAGCGTCGCCAGAAGTAGAAGCAGCCTTGATAGAGGAGCCGTTAGATAACTCAAAAGATGTGCGGTTATCGATGTTGATGTTTGCGATACGGATCCATTCGGGAAGATTCTTCATAATCTTCTTAACTTTGTTTACTAAGTTTCCTGCTGTCGCAAACTTTGTAGCCATAACAAGAACAGCCTTATCTCTATGAAACAACATAAGCCAGACAATATATCCGGCTGTGATTGTTGAGATACCCAACTGTCTTGCTTTCAGGATGACGTTAAAGCGATAATCATTAAAGTCTTTTAGTAAAACATCCTGAAAAGGGTATGTATTAAAAAGGATTAGTCCGTGTAAAGGATGTGAAATTCTGGCGTAAGTCTTCAAAAAATAAACGGGGTCTTTACCGCATTTAAGTATTTCTTGAACTCTTTGCTTTTTGTCTAACTTGAACGCCATTCATTTCTATTGGTTTTTCTTGCGTGTATCGTTCTCTGGTCGCTTACCGCCATCACCAGTCCAGCCGCCCTGACTAACAAAGTCACGCCACCTGTCTTCTGCCTGTGGTTTGGAGCCAGTCTCGTTGTTCATCTCTTCGTCAAGGCCGCCAACTCTAAAATGCAATTTAGCGTTAACAAAAGAACGAACACGAGAAGAGTTCTGAACAAGAACATCAATCTCACCCTCTTTTGTAAGAGTGACTGTATTGCCTGTAATACGCTTATATTCTTTCTTCAACCATTTAGAAATGTCCATCATACGCTGCTCTGTATCAGACTCAAAACCAGAAGCATAAACTTCTTTTAAGTGAACATCAGACTGATAAGAAAGACACATCATGTTGCCGTAGAACTTAACACCAAAGCCGTCCATAACGCGCTGGTCAAGAATAGGATCACCGTCCTCACGCTTCAAGCCAATCTTTACTGGTTCGCCGTTCTCATCCAAAGCACCATCGTAGCCGTTGGCTGCTGCTTGGGATAAACCCTGAACTATTTCATAAATTGTTGCCATTTTAGTATTCCTTATTTATCGCACGTAATTAATTTTTTTCATTAATTTGTCAAATGCTGCTTTATCACCTTTGGCTGCGGCTCTACCAAGTTCTTCATCATCCAGCATGGCTTGAAAAACCTCTTCTTCGTCAGGCTGGCCACCTAATCCTGCTGGCTCATAACTAAAAATAAGAGGCACTAAAGCACTATCAAAGCCATCTTCAAGTCCATACTTTGCTTGTACTTGATCAATTACATTGTCAGTTGATGTTCTTTCCTCATAAAAGCGCTCAATCTCTTCTTTGATAATTTGCTTAAGTCTATTTTTTGTGATGTTCATTTTGGTGTTCCTTATTTGGACATCTTGCGTAAAGTATCAAAGATCTCTTCTGCTTCTGCTGACGGCATCTTTCTGATAATCATCTCTAAATCGCCAACTTCAAGATAATCCTTCACAACGTTTAAGACTTGATCAACAGACATTCCCTTCATAACCAAATCAAGTTGGTCCATAGCAGCCTCATAGGAAGCGCTAGCATCTGGATCTAAAGCCTCGTCCATTGGCTCATCATCATCTTTACCGTAGCCCATCTCTTTGAAAAGATCAATTAGATCCTCCTCAGACGGACGGCCTTCAAACTCTTCTGCGGCAGCGTATACAAGTTCCATAACCTCGTCGGCTTTATCACCGAATTCTTTTTCAAGATAATCAAAAGCCATCATCTCATCCATTTCGGTAAGAGCCTGGATCTCTTCTTTAATAATCTGCTTAAGTTGTGCTGTTGAAATTTTCATTATTTGGTCTCCATCCTGTTAGCCATCGCTCCTCTCTGCCTTCCACATATTGAATGTAGCATTTATAACAACAATCAAATTTTGTAAGGCAAACATCGTCCATGGATTTCTTTGGAAAGACACCGCAGACAGGACAAGATTTTAGCGATTCTCTATTAAGTAGTTTTTTTGAGATCTTTATGCCATTTACATCAACTTTTTCTGAATACTCTTCTTGCGTCTTTACTTTCTCGTAAAGTTTCTTCATTTGTTCCAAGTATTCTTTCTCTGCGGCTTCATCCCAATCTGCTCTTGGGTTCTTGATTGCCTCGTCACCATACTTCTTTGAGATAGCCTTTTCTATCGCAGCCATCTGATCAGGATCTTTAACTTTCATCAAACGCTCTGTATGCTAAATAAGTTGTGCCGACACCAGAAACAACACCAAGAGTAGTCCAGAGCCAGCGTCGCTGTGGTGGTGCGTTATCAATAATGTCTTGTAAAGATTGAATTTGTCTATCTTTTGTTTCAATCATCAAATCATACTCGCTTTGTAAAGACTGATAACGAATGCTTAAATTGTCTAATTCAAGTGTAAGTTCTATTTCTGTCTCTTCAATCGCTCTTTCTATCTGTAAGTTACATTCACGAGCAGCAAACTCTCTTGTAACCATAATCTCTGCTGTCGCAACAGGATCAAATAAAACACCATCAAATGGTGCTGGCTGGTCTTGCGTAAGAACAGAAAACTGCCCAGGAGGAGCGGCTAATGATTTAGATAATAATAACACACTAAGGAACATAATTGAACCCATAAATTTCTTCTATCTTGCCAATAAGAGCGTTTTGATCTGTATCGAATTTTTCAACATAATCATTCTTTTCTTTTACACGCTCTTCAATCAACATCTCAACAGCAGCATCATACTTTTCTTGCAAGTCTTTTAGGTCGCTTTGATACTTTTCTATTGCTTCATCACGAAGTTCTAGTTCGCTTTTATGAATGCCCTGTAGTCCCCTGACCTGCTCTTCTAAAGTTTCAACAGAAGTTTGATAGGCTTCTTTCAGTAACTCTTGGTCTTTCTTTGATTTCATCCACAAAAAACAAAAGAGAAAGGCGATAATCACCTCTCTCCAATAGTTTTTTAGAAACGAAAGTTTTTTAGCGTATTCTAAAACAAGGCTCATCATCGCCCCTTAAGTTTTGCAATCCCATCAATCACGGCTTGCCCGCCAATGTAAATACCAGAGATTACAACCCAGTCACCAGAATCTAAATTAGATGTGATAACCATTGCAGTTGCTGTAAGCCACACTAAGAACTTACGAGAAATCGCTTTCTCAACTAAGCCATCAATTTTTGCTTTTGCTGCTTCACTCATACTCATTATTTCTCCTTACAAGCCACATTTAATGCAAAATTAGCTCTGCGCTTTTGCAAAGTGGAAGCATTTGGATCCTTCATAATTTTACGCGCATAAGCACATGTGCTCATTCCTGCTTTTTTAGCAGCAGCACTGAACTTACCCTTGTCAGGATCATCTGCAGGAACAGCTTTGCTAATCCATTTTTCATCTTCTTCCTTGATCTCACCCATATCACGCAAAACACTGGCAACATAAGCATCTGCTCGCTCTTGGCTTAAATCCTTGGTGCGCTGAATGCATTTAGATTTGCCTTTAAATGTTTTGTATTTACCTTTGGCAAAACAATCTTCTTTAACCTCTTCAAAAACATCAGGCGCATAAAGACCCATAACGCCACCACGAACCTTTGGCTTATCTGTGCCCTCAAAGTGTCCGTAAACAGTCTCAATGTACTCCTTAGCAAGGGTAAGTTTAGACTCAATCCACTCTTCAAGATCGGATTCGTCGTTTACATACTGCTGGATCTTGGGGATAATCTCTTTCATATATTCAAGTTGAGAAACAGCCATGTATCCCTCGCCTTCTTCTTCCTCGGCAAGAGCATTAATCTCTTCTTCAATAATCTGTCGTAGTTGTGTTTTTGTGATTTTCATGACATCATCTTCCCTAAATGCATGTGGAGATCGTCCATGGTGTGCTTACCGCCTCTAATCCAGTTCTCTAAAGCGACTACAACGTCAGGAGCAGAAACATCTTCAAGAAGAGTCAAAATCTCTTTTTCATCATCAGACATCTCTTTCATTCCTTCTTCCATTTTGCGTCTATAAATCTCACGCTCTTTCTCTGCTGGATCTTTCATAGCATCTTCAATAGCCCTCTTGATAGCAACAATACCAGCAACACCAAGTGCAGCCATTAAAGCACCAGGGATAGTAGGATCATTACTCAACATTTGAGCAATCTCATCTTGTGCGAGACCAGAGTTCATAGCATCTCGCACTTGAGCAGCAACATAAGCAAAAGCACCCAAATAAGAGCCAGTCATAGCACCTGCTTCTTTTGCGGACTCATTCATTTTGCTAAGAGCAGCGAGGATCTCTTCTTCGTCCATCAACTCATCAGCAAGACGATCAGCCATTTCAGGGTCAAAGCCCTGCTTTTCAAGTGCTGCTTCAAGTTTGTCTTCTTTGGACATCTCCTCAGCAACAAACTGATTCCAGTTTTCCATCAACATTTTCATAATAAGTTATCCTTGTAAGCCATTCATACTTAGTATGGCAATAAGACCAGGGACATTCTTACGAACATAAACCCCTGAAAAAAGTGTTTCGCAGCGACCGCCAACATAGGCAATCGCAGATTCCAAGTGTTTACTCACCTTTGGATCAGCCACCATCTCTTCAGAAGCAACCAAAACAAGGGAACCTGCTGCTGCCTTACCCTTTGGCGGGGGACAAGCAGAGCGGTTCATACAATTGTGAAGAATCACCGATCCAAGGTTTCCTGATGGGTTCTTGATGATCGTGGAGCCCAGAAAAGCACGACCTTCATTATCCAAACAGGTTTCCAAGTCCTTGGAGTCAAACGATTGAATCGGTGAATCTTCATTGGAGAGTTTTAGAACTTGGGCTAAAGACTTTGCAAATTGTGTATTGGATACCGGATACATACCAAGCATTCCAATTTTACCACGCAACAAACGTGTCGATCTTTCATTATCCAAGACCATATGACAGTGATGTTGCACGTCATTGATAAGAGTTAGAGCATTTCTGGCAATGGTAGGATTGAGGCTTTCTTGTGCTGTAGGCCAAGAAACAACGTAAATGACCTTACCAGAAGACTGTACTGAACGCATGTAACGCTCAAATACTGGATGTAGGGCTGCTACGGAAGAGCCAGTGCCGCCGCCACCTCCGGCTAAAACAAAAAGCCAGTCAACTTTACCTAATTTAGTGCGTAAAGCATCCTCTACAACAGCACCATTCTGCGTAAAAACTTCTTTGCCATACTCTACATTCTTACCAATACCATCAGAGTCAGGAATAAGAACAACATGTTCCTCACCAACACCCTTTGGAATGTCTTTTCCTGTAGTATTTACAAGCAAAGTCTTGGTGAAGCCAATCTCTAAAAAGGCATTAGCCATCTTGTTGCCACCACCGCCGACGCCAACGAAGCCCACGCTGATGGAAGAAGGAGCACTATTTTCTGGTAATAAGTCCTCATCGGAGAACTCCATGTCAAGACCGTAATCGTCTATCATACCGAAGTCTTCTACTTCTACTGCTTCATCAAAATGGTCCTCTCCCTGATGCCCAAAAGTAGGGGGCAGTTCGGCGGGGGGCAGAAAGTCAAATTCGCTATTGTTTTTTGCCTTTTTCTTTTTACTCATTGATTTACCTTGGCGAAACCTTTATCTTTATCAATAACAATCTGCATATCAACGCAATCCTTGAGAGAATCAAGGTGAGAGATAAGCAAAACATTTTTGAAATATACTTTAATTAGTTCTAAAATACGAATAAAACCTTCCATATTTTCTTCATCAAGTGCGGTTCCAGGCTCATCAAGGATAAATGTATCACTAACAGGTAGTGAAGAAACGGAGAGCAGCGCCAGACGAATAGCCATAGCAGCCATAGTCTTTTCTGCTCCGGAGGACATCTCAATTGGTCTTGGCTCGTGCCTTGCGTGCTTGATAAAAATGTCTAACTTGTTTCCATTGCTCTCAAAAAAGATCTCAAACTCTACGATGTTAGCGAGGATTTTAGCCATCTCTTGATTGATGACCGGGATCTTCTTCTTGATAACATCGTAAGCGATACCATTAGGATGCATACAACGCATAAAGAGGTCGTAAGCAGCGTATTCAGTTTGTAGTCTCAAATAATCTGCTTTCTCTTGTGTAAGTGTTTCTAACATTTGCTCTTTCGAGCCAATAGTCTTATACAAATCAAGAGTTTTCTTTTCGCAGTTATCAATCTTCTTTTCTGCTTTGTTGATTCTGTCTTGACAATCTACCTTTTCGGCAATCATCTTTTCAAGGTTTTCAATCAGTTCCTTGTTATCGTTATACTCTTTGATCTTCTCTTCGATAACAGCCAACTCGTTAGCAAGATTTGCTTTTGTGTTTGTTGCTTTCTCAATACGCAGTTGAAGAGAACCAACATCAGTTTCAAGACCTTGCTTAAAGTCTTTGATCTTTGTGTATTGTTCAATACGACGATTGATAGTTTCAGCATCCATCTGTGATAGATCTTTGGTTGTTTCGGCTAGTGTAATCTCAACAGCCTCTGAACCGGAAACAGCATCGTGTGCGTCTTTGATAAAGCGGCAAGTAGGAAACTCATCTCCGCAAGGAATACCGGCAAGCAAATCACGCTTCTTGTTGATGTCAGCGATTTGATTATTTAGTTTCTCAATAGCGTTAGTAAGTTTATCAATCTCTTCTTTCTTCTTTCGTAGATCGTCAATGTCATAAGAAGAAATAAGACCATTTGCTTTTTCTAGTTTTTCGCTCTTGGTTTTTAGTTCTTCGTTGGCTGCTACTAATACCTCATCCATCTTACGGATTTGATACTTTTTGTTCTCGCTCTCTGAAACAACATCGGTAATGTCGATGTATTGAGTAGGAACAGAAGCGATACGGGCTTCAAGAACCTTCATCTCGTCTTCTAAAACGCCAATCTCTTGTTTTAGTGTAGAGCAAGTTTTGATGTTCTCATCAGTCTGCTCTTTTGCTTTTTGTAGTTCTTCTTCTACCTTTTCAATCTCGGTATCAAACTCTCGGTCAGCAGACTTCTTAAGTAATACTTTAGTTTCTTGTGAGTCTTCTTTTGCTAGTTTGAACTTTTGGTCAAAGAACTCCAAGTCAAGGAACTTTGCGATAATCTCCTTACGCTTTGTAGAGCCCTCGTCAATAAAGGTAAATGCCCCGTGCTGCGAAGACAAAGAAGACATAGAGAAATCTTCAAATGCTCCAAAGTGCTTACGGATGTTTGCGTCAGTTTTATTGCGAGTAGTGCCGTTTAGTGAAGTAATCTCACCTGTAACCTCATCAAGAACCTCAAAGTTCAGATCAGTTTTTGCCTCAATGGTTTCTTCGCCTTTAAGTTTTTTGGTATACTTCTCTGATGCTCTGGTAATAGTATAGCGATTAGTTCCTACCTGGATCTCTAACTCACCTCTACCAAAGGCTTTATGCTGATTGATAAGATTGAGATTCTTGCGTTCGTTCTTTGATGTAGTGTTGAACATCGTGTATAGGGCAGCATCAATAATAGAACTTTTACCAGAGAAGTTCTTACCAAAGATACCAATAATGCCTGAAAGATTGGTAAAATCTATGCTGTTATCTTCGCCGTAGTTGAAAAGATTGTCCCACTTGAAACTATTGATCTTCCACTTTACATTACGAGAAATCTCTTCGTTATCTTCAACAATCTTATTGTATCTTCTGTTGAGATTATAAACAGCATCCATCGTATCTGAATCTGCCTGATAATCTTTTAAATACTCATCCATTAGTTCTTCTTGGATGCTTACATCTCGCAGGTTTTCTAACTCTAGCCCACTAGTGAGGTCCTCAACATCCCCTCGTTGCCCTGCTGCTCGATTGAGAAAAGAAATACTTTCAGGCTTGAAGCGGTGCTTTGCGATGTCAAGAGCACGACGCATGGCATCAAGGGGCAAATTATTCTCGCTAACCAATCGTAGGCGAGCATTTTTTGGAACCGTAATGCCTCTCGGCATCTTTCCTGTTGGTGTAAGAACAATCGTATGAAAAGGCTTTGGATTCTTGAAAGCGATGTGCTCACAATCCCAGTCCCATCTATCGCGGATGTTCCAAAGCAACATACCTTTATCGTTAGTCTCTCCGTGGTTTTGTTGAATCGTAGATCCGCAATAACGAATACGACCTTTGAGGTCTAACGCTTGATTTGTTTTATGGATGTCTCCAAGAAAAGCAAAATCAAAATTATCAAAAATAGATACATCGTGCTCACCATTCTCCATAGTCCAGCCGATGTCGGTCTTGACACCGGAAATAGATCCATGATAAAGAGCGATGTTAATCTTATCTTTATCTGTTGGTTGTGTCCAGTTGTCTTCGTCAAAGACAGAGAGCACATTCAAACAAAACCTATCATCTAAAATAGTCTCGCCAGAGTCTTTTAGCAAATAAAGATTTGGTAAAGCC